GCCGGAGAAGGCCGCCCGCTGCACGTCCATGATGCTGTACGTGAACGAGTCGCCGAGCGAGACCACCTGATGCGTGTTCTTGCTCCCGCTCGTCTCGACCGAGGGCGGATCGTCGGCGTAGTTCCGAATGACCTTCGCCTTGCCGGTGTAGTCCAGCTCCTCCCAACTGAACGACTCCGCGCCGGGGTCGATCTCGTGCGAGACCGGGATGAACAGGCGCGACTTCAGCTCGGGGTACGCGGCCTCGTACACGCGCGAGCGCATCTGCTCCAGTTGGAGCGCGAGCATGTTGGTCTCGTCCGCGTCCATGCGGGAGACGTCGTCGTCTCCCGCCGTGATCGCGTTGTAGTGGGCCGCCATCTGCTCGGCCTGCGCCAGGCTGCGGGGGTGGGCTTGCTTTGCCATAGTAGTGTGATTTCTCTCTTCGTGGGGGTGGGGGTTATGGCTCAGCTCACGCGAAAGTGCGAAGCTCCAGGGTGACGATCCCGGCGGGGTAGGTCGGGGTGGCGCCCGCGATCAGCTCGAACGAGAGGACGTCCCCGGCCAGGAGCTTGAGCGTCGAGGCGGCCTCCAGCGTGAACGCCGCCGCGGCCCATGCCGCGACCGTGCCGTCCCCGTTCCAGGCCTGGGCCTCCGCGTCGACGTTCGAGCCCTTGGCCACCGCGACCTGAGTGCTCGGATCGGCGGCCGTTCGCTTGTTGATCTCCAGGTTCATCGCGGTCGCGCCGGTGCCCGCCGTGATCGCCGCGCTCGGGACGTAGGTCGCGGACACGAGGAGGCAATCCTCCGGGACCGCGCCGATGATCTGCTCTGCGATATCCACGCCCGCGCCGGAGCCCACGAGGAACTCCGACGTCAGGACGATCGACTTGGCCTGACCGGAAGCCGCCTTGACGGACGCCACGGCCAGCGTGGCGCCGGCCGAGACGGTCTCCTCCCAACGGCAGCCCGGAAGGCGGACGGTCCCCGTCGGGGGATCCTCGTCGTCGCCCAGGCCGACGAACACGCCGGTCGACTTGACGATCCCGACGGCCTCTCCGGCCGTGACCGCCTCGTTGGCCAGGAGGTAGATCGAGCCCTCGCGAAGAATCGAGACCGGGTCCTCGGCCGCGATCGGCGCGGTCGCGTCGTACTCGCGGCTCGTCTCCAGGAGCACGAAGCCGAAGAAGTTCTCCGGGCTGATGATCGAGGTCGCGGCGATCGCGGCCGCGTCCTTCTCCGGGACGGTTCCGCGGATGACCGCGTCCCCGGCCGAGAGGGCCACCTCCGCGATCGCGGAGCGAACGAAGGTCGGAGCGCCGGGCTCCGCGATTTGGCCGGCGTAGCCCTTCACGGGGGCGTCGAGGACTGAGAGCTGGGGCATTGGTTTTTCCTAGGGGAGGGGTTGGAGGAGGGCTCAGCTCTTGTCGAGCGTCGTCTTGGCGGTGGAGGGCCGGGCGCTCGCGCGCTCGATCATCTTCTGGCGCGCGAGCACGTCCGGGGCGACGGCCGGGCCGGCGTCCGTCCGGGACTCTCCGCGCTTGGCCGCGGCCGCGTCCTCGCGGACCTTGGCCGCGTTCGAGCCGGAGACGCTCGCGCGGAGGGCCGCCTCGAACACGCCGGCCGTGAAAGCCTCGTCCCGATCCGTCAAGTCCATCTCGGGGAAGGCCTTGGCGATGACCGCGCGCCGGACGTCCTCGTCGGACATGTCGGCCCGGACCTCGATCTTGAACCGGGCCGCGCCCGCCTCCAGATCCGCGCGCGCCTTGATGCCCGCCGCGATCGCGGCCGGGGCGGCGTCCAGGCGGGCCCTCAGGTCCTTGTTCTCGGCGGTCAGGACCGCCAGGGCGGTCTCGGCCTTGGACGCCGCGTCGAGGCGGAGGGCCTCGGCCGCGTCCCGGTCCCGGGCTGCCTTGACGTGCGGCGCGGTCCCGACTTCGTACTCTACGCCGCCGATGATTTCGATTTTCATGGTTGTGCTTTCGGGCCCCTCGGGGCTGATTTGGTGATCTGCCGAGTCGAGGCGGAGCGCCACGTCTCGGCCGCCGCGGCCCCGAGGGACCAGGGCAACGTGGTTGTAGCGGATGTCCCGCTGGATCACGTCGTAGCGGGTCCCGTCGGGGGCCGTCCCGGGCGTGCGATCCAGGCGACAGTGGTAGCCGGTCGAGACCTCGCGCCGGTCCCCGGACTCGATCAGCTCGATCGTGTAGGAGTCCTGGACGGCGAGATCGGCGAGGACGTGATCCCCGTCCTGGCGCGCGGCCCCGGAGAGAGATCCGACCGCGACCTTGCGCCAGTTCTTGGAGTCGATCATGCCCTGGTGGAGGTTCGTCACCGGGGCATCCTGGAGGGACGCGAGCGAGTCCGCGTGGAACACCTCGTCCGGGGGGCGATACTCGCGCCGGATCGATCCGTCCGGGTTCAGGTACTCCAGGACGCCGGTCTTGGTCACGGCTGCCGGGACGCGGATCCCGCCCTGCGGCGTCCGCTTGACTTGACCCAGGGATCCGGTATCGTATCGTAGGACGGTCACGCGTTCGCCACTAGTCTAGCACAGTCTCAGGTCGGGCTTCCGTCCAGGACCGGCACGGCGGCGCATCGACACTGGAAGTCCTCGCCCGGGTGGTTCGCCGCTCCGTCCTCGGACGTGATCGGCGGGTCGGCCCAGGCGAACACGAACCCGTCCAGCTCCCCGTGGATCGGCCGGACGCGCTCGTCCCGGGAGGACGACCAGACGTAATGTGTGATCCCGGCGGTCTTGTGTCGCTCCTCGGTCAAGCTCGCGTTCGCCTTGAGGGTCTGGTCCCGGGCGATCAGGCGGGCCCTGGACTCGGAGACGGAATAGCGCTCGCGGATCTGGGCGGCCAAGGTCTCGACCCGGGTCCCGTTGATGACCGACTCCGTCACGACTCGGAAGACATCCGACAACTGTCTTTCCGCGATCGAGCTGATCAGGGCTACGTTCGCCGTCCGGATCTCCGCCAGGATCGCCTGGACCTCGGGCGTTTCGGTCGCCAGATCGATCCCTAGAAGGCGCGTCAGCTCGCGCGTGTTCGCGGCGTGGATCTCGCGCCCGAACTGATCGACGATCGGGGAGATCTTTCCAAGCCGGACCCGCTCCATGATCTTGATCCGGAGGTTCCCGAAATCGTAGCCGAACGTCGATGCGATCGCCGCGTCCTCGCGCGCGCGCGCGTCCGCCAGGTAGGGCTGGATCGCGCGATCGATCTCGGCCGACAGCTCGCGCGAGAGGCGGACGAGCGCGCGTTCATAGCGCGCCTCGACCGCGCGGGGCGGGTTCGGCCTGGACGCCTTGCGGATCCGTCGCTTGAGCGCCCCGCGCCGCCGCTCCCGGAAGGCCTCAGGGGATGGCATTCGGGTCCGGGGCGGGGATCTCGGGGACGGTCGGGGGTCCGCCAGGGGCGCCGGGCGGGGGCAAGGCCTGGGCCGCGATCATCTCCGGCGTGACGACCGGATCGGGCTCCGGCTCGACAAGCTTGGTCTCCCGGGCCGCGAAATCGATCACGTCACGATAGGTCGGATCGTCGAGAAACTTCGCGAGCGTGACCTCCTCCGGGAACAGGATCCCCGCGTCGATCAGGATCTTGTCCGTCTCGGCCTCGGTCTTGTCGAGGGCCGATTGCTCGGTCGGGGTAGGCTGCCACAAAGACGGCCAAACGATCTCCGGCTCCTCGTCGATCGCGATCGGGCGGCCCGCGTCCGCCTCCACGATCCGGACGAGAGTCTGGAGCTGGGGCGTCAACTTGGCGTCCCTGTACGATTGGACGACGTCATACCATCCGCGCGTGTCAGACTCCCCGGTCGCGTTCATCCCGCCCGGACTCATCCCGAAGAGGATCGTCAACGGCATGTCCGCGGCCGCGGCCAGGCGTTGGAATACCATCATCATCAGCGGATCGATCCCGCTGACGTTCGCCGCGCCCTTGTGTTCGTACCTCTCGGACTCGGCATCGATCACGACCGCGCGCGCGACGGACCGCGCCATGTCCACGATCTCCATGCGCGCGAGCATCGTATCGCGCTCCCCCTCCGCGATCATGTCGATCAGACCCTCGACCGCGAAAACGGCCTGGGACAGGTCCTGGACCAGGTTCATCACGGAGCGCCAGGACTGGTCCGCGTCCCGGAGGATCGCGTTCGGGCGTTGCAGGACGCTCAGATCGAATCCGCCGTTCTTGGCGATCCGGACGCGCTCGGCGGTCATGGCGCCGCCGAACATGATCAACCGGCTCGCGTGGACGACCGACCCGAGGCCGGACGTCGCGGTGGAACTATGCTCGATCCGGTAAGACCGCGGCTCCCCGAACTCGGCCTGGGTCGGGTCGGTATGGTAGTCCTCGATCGTCAGGTTCTGGCGGTCCAGGACCATCAAGTATTTGAGGGACCCCGGACGGATCTTGTCGACGTCGAGCGGAGCGTCCATGGGCTCGTCCAGGCCGATCAGGATCGCGCCGGCCCCGTACAGCCGGCCCCAGATCCCGGCCTCCTCCAGGAGCCCTGACACGCCCCAGGCGCGAAGGGCTGCGGCGGTCTCTCCCTTCTCATCTCCCGCGATCTCGAACCCCTGGCGGAGGGCGTCCTTGACCTGGCGGTCAACGATCTTGGCGGCCAGATCGTTGCCGTGGTAGAGCGCCTCCAGCTCGATCGGCGCGAGGACGGAGAGGGCCGCCACGGCCCCGCCCATCGTCCGGTCCTTCAGGCCCCCCAGGCCGGTCAGAGTGTTGATCCAGGAGTCGAGGCGGATGGTCCGGGCCACCTCGTCCTTGACGTTCTGGATCCCCTGGAACGCCCGGGACAGGGCCTTGCTAGCCGCCATGCGCTACAGTGTAGCACGGGGCGGGTCAGCGACCCCAGGACGATCCCTTGTCGGTCCGCTCACGACGGATCCGGAGCGCGTCGAAGGACTCTGCGGCCCCCTTGACTCCCTCGCGCGCCGCCTTGAACAGCGCAGCCCTGATCGCCACCTCGGCCGACGGATGCAAGGAAAAAGATCAGCCCCCCCGCATTTTCCGGATCGCGTCCTTGTACCGACGGTGCCGAGGCTTGTGCAAGATCAGGAGGGCCATCGAAGTCGCGTCAACCTGATCGTCGTGCCGGACGAGCGGGAACCGGCCCAGCTCGGACAGGTACGCGCCGATCCAGGGCGCGTCCGCGTCCTCGGGGATCCACACATTGCCCGCCTCGACGAGGGGGGCGACCGCCTCCGCGCGCGAGATCTTGGAGGCGGACCCAGGGCTCCACGCGATCAGGCCCGGGATGGTATCTCCGAGGATCTGGAGGATCGCCGGCCCGTTGGCCTTGTCCTCGACGTAGATCCCGGTCGAGCGCGCGCGCCGATCCTTCATCTCGCCGATCATGTCCATGGTCCGGAGCACGTTCCATTGTCCGAGGAGCTGATCGATCAGGTAGTAGTTCGGATCTTTGACGCCCCAGGCCTGGATCGCTACATAGTCGGAAGCTTTCTTGTCAGTGAACGTGCAGTCTACCGTGATGATTTCCCGAACGCCTTTCGGAAGGGTCGCGTACCTCTTGAACTGGTGCGCCTTGAAGATCGCGCCCTCGCGCGGCGTCGGGTTCTGTTGCATCTGCGCCTCGAACGTGAGCGCGCCGAGCGTGACCCTGTCGGCCTCGACGACGTCCCGCGGGAAGCGGTCCGGGTTCAAAAGCTCGCCGGGCTCGGTCCGGGGGTCCTCGATCGGCGCGCGGCCGGGGATGGACAGGACGGCCCTCCGTTGCGGATCGAACTCCATCGGAAGGATGAGCGTATGATAGTCCCCTTGCTCGATACACTTGCCCGCCGTGTCCTCGTGATGGAGCCTTTGTTGGATCCCTACGTAGCGCGTCGTAGACGGATCCGCGCGGCGCGTTGCCATCGTCTTGAACCAGAAATCGTTGGCCTTCTCGATCGCGACCGGGTCCACGAGCGCCCGGCCCTCGGCATCCTGGGACTTGACCAGATCGTCGAAGACGAGCACGTCCCCGTGTCGGCCGGTGACCTGGCCGCCGACGGACGTACTGAACCTCGATCCGCGATCGGTGTTCGCGAACTCGCGCACTCGCTTGATCGAGTCCTCGCCGATCTGGACGTGCGGCCAGCGCTCCCCGTACCACTTGCTCCGGACGAGGTCTCGATGGAGGATCGCGTTCTTGTCGGACAGGTCCTGGGCGTAGGTCGCGAAAATGAAGCGACGGGCGGGGTTCGAGATCCAGTCCCAGGCCGGCCAGAACGTGGCGACGATCAGGGACTTGCTCATGCCCGGCGGGACGTTGATCAGGAGCTTCTGGATCTGGCCGAGGGAGATCGCCTCCAGGGATTCGCAGATCGCGCCCATGTGCCAGTTCCAAATGAGCGCGTTCGGCTCGACCTCGCCCCAGGCCAGGCGCACGAACGTCGAGAGCCGCGCGCGGCCCCGGCCCTGGTCCAGCGCGATCTGGAGATCGGTCACAGGAGCGCCTCCAGGCATTCGCGCAAGGCCGCCGCGGCCTGGGCGGGGACTACCCCGTTTCCGAGCAGGCGTAAGCGGTCGACCCGATCGGCCACCCCATGAGCCACTCTACCCACGCTGGGTTCAGGGGGCCAGGCCCCGCTGCCGTCGCCAGCCCGTCCCCGCTCGTCGGGCTGGATCCTTTGCGGTTCCCGTTCCCGCAAACCGTCGAGGTCGGCCAGAGCAGTCCCCTCCTCGCCAGGCCCGTCAGGCTGTAACGGATCGGACCGACCCGACCCTCGGCCCCGCCCTGGTTGGAATCGAAAAGGCTCGCGGTCGGTGTGGGTAGCAACGATGAAAAGGCGCTCTCGCTTGTGCGGGGCCCCGACTTCCGCCGCTGTAAGCAATGTGACCGCAACGCGGAAGCCCATCGATCGAAGGTCTCCGAGGACCTCAGATCCTCCTCGCCGCAGATGAGCGGAGACGTTCTCGAAGAAGCACAACCCAGGCTCGGACTCGTCGACGATCCTCCGGACGTCGGGCCAGAGGTGGCGGGGGTCGGCGGAACCAAGCCCCCGGCCTGCCAGGGAGAAAGGCTGGCACGGGTAGCCCGCGCAGATAATATCCACGAGACCACGCCACGGGCGGCCGTCAAAGGATCGCAGGTCAGTCCAGATAGGTGCCGGAGCCAAGATTCCTTGCTCCATCGCTGCAACCATGTTCGCGATCGCGAATCCTTCCCTCTCCACGTAACAGATCCCGCGGCTACTTGGGAGAACCTCTCCAAGTCCACGTTCGAGACCGAGACCCCCGGAACATAGGCCCAGGACATTTAGCGCCTCCTTCATCGCCCTACCCCTACCACGAGGACCGGGCCCCGTCAAGCGAGCATCCCCGCCGAGACGGTCTCGCGCGAGACCTCGCCGTGATCCCGGTGGAGCACGATCCGCGTGAGGTCCCGGCCGGACAGATACCCCGCCGCCTCGGTCCAGGCGTCGGGCTCGGTCAGGGATCGGAAGGATTCTATGACCACCCCGTCCCGCTCGACTCGGCGGGTATGATGCACATGCCCGACGTACCAGTACCGGTGGAGCGTCCGGCCCCAGGCCTCGCGCTGGGCCGAGGCCATGACCCCGGCCAGGCGCTCCGTCTTGCACTTCTGGCCGTGCGTCAACCCGATCAAGTTCGCGCCCCATTCGAACCACTGGAACGGCGCGCCGGACGTGTCCACGATCACGCGATCCTCGTGCCGAAAGTGGGCGTCCACAAGGAGGGTCAGGAACAGGCTGGAAAGATCGTCGTGGTTCCCGATCAGGATCTTGACGTGGACGGTCTCATGGTGGACGAGCGCCACCTGGATCAGGTGGACGAACAGGTCCCGGCCGACCTTCAAGATCCCGAACCAATCCCCGTCAACGTCCAGCTCGTGGCCTCCGCCCCGCGTCCTGTTCTTCGGATCGTCTGAATGGAAGTAGTCCCCGAGGTTCACGATCAGGCACTCGCGCGCGCGCGGGCCGCGCTGGACGAGATCAGCCGCGGCCGCGTACAGAAGATTTGCTCCGGCCTGGAGCCCGTAGCCGCTCCGGTTCCGGAGGCCGAGATGAGGATCCCCGATCGGGTAGACCGCCAGGATCGAATCCAGGAGGTCCCCCTCCGCGCGCTCGACCGGGTCGGCGGCGGGGATCAGTCCGTCGAAGTCCCGGACGAGACGGTCCCATGTGATCGCCTCGGGGCGGACGGCCCTCGTCTTGATCCATTGGGCTGTTACCGATCCGTCCGGTCCGAGGAGCGTCGAGCGGCCCGCCTCCTCGTGCCCGGACGGGAGGGCGTCCCCGAGGGCGTCCGGGTCGGAGGGCTTGGCGACGATCGATTGGCGACCGTCCGAGCCCGTCGTGATCCGCGCGACCGCGAACCCGTCCGGGATGGCGGGGAGCGGGAGCTTGCGGAACAAGCGCCGGCCCTGGGTCCCGCGCGAGATCTGGCGCTCGGGGATCGAGTGGACCCCGAGCCTCCGGGCCTCCCGGACCTGGGTTCGGGTCACCAGCGCGATCTCGGTTTGGAAGTGGGCGGCGGTCTTGGCGTAGGCTTCCTGGGATGGTGTCATGCCGTCCGAGTCTAGCACCGGTCGGGGTCTTTCGCCAGGAGGCGTTTGCTCTCGTGCCGCAGACGCTCCCGCTCGTCCCTGATGCGCTCCCGCTCTTTCTCGATCGCCGCGATATGAGACCTCAGCAACCGAAGCTCCTCGTGGGTCGTGGCCTCGAACAGCGAATGGTGCGCGGACTGGACGACCGCGTCCGCCTCCAGCTCCGCGATCCGCTCGCGGGCGGCGAGTAGCTCTCGGGCCAGGTGCGCCGCCTCGGAGCGGGGCGACCACAGGCGCAGGCTGCGACGCAGGTCCTCGTCACTCGTCGTCATGGCTCCCCCTTGCAGTGCCGGTCGAGGGCGTCGCGTAGTAGCTCGCGCGCCTCGGCCCAGTGGCAGTGGTCCACGGCGGTCCGCGCCGCTGCGACGAGGGCACGGGCGCGGGCGTCGGCCGCTAACGAGGCGTCGTGATACGCGTCGCAGTCCGCCGTCAGCTCCGCGATCCGCTCGCGTGCTCCGGTTAGGTCGGCGAGCACGTGCGGCAGTTCCTCCGCGCACTCGCGGCCGAACGAGGCCCACCACGATGGCGGGATGATGCTCTCTGGATCCGTCGCGACGGCAAGCAGCGCGCGCAGCCGTTCCTCGTCAATCGTCATGGCTGGACTCCTCTCCCGACAGTGTCTCCAGCCCGAGAGCCTTCCCGCAGGCTGCGCAGTAGGCCCCGTCTGCATCCGGCGTCGGGCGCGGCGTGTGGGGCTTCGCGCTGTCCGGGTTGAAGTGGCAGAAGCCGTAACGTCGGGCGAGGTCGTAGTCCCGCTCCAGCTCCGCGATCCGCTCGCGGGCGGCGGCGTGGAGATCGACGAGGCGATCCACGCAGCGCTCACGCGCGACTCGCTCCGCCCCGGCGAGCGCAGCCTCCAGCTCCGCGATCCGCTCGCGGGCGGCGTCGTGCTCGGAGCGCGCTCGGTGCAGGTCGACCATCCACGTCTCGCGCTCCCCCTCGCCGAAGTCGTGCCGGGCGAGCCGGGCCAGCAACGCGATCGTCGCGCCCCTGTACGGGTCACTCTTCACGGCTCGCCCCCTTTCGGGGACAGGAACTCCCGGATCTTGATCGCGCTCGCCTCCCCGTACAGGACCGACCAGAGGAGACGCTCCGCCTCGATCAGTCGGGCCGACCGGGCCTCCAGCTCCGCGATCGATTCGCGGAGCCCGCGCCAGGTGTCGTCCGTCACTGGACGGCCTCGATCTTGTGGATCGCGTGCTTCAGGTCCAGGGTCTCGTCCAGGAAGCTCGCGTCCGGTCCGGGGATCCGTCGGGCCTGATCGATCATCGGAGCCCGCCGAAACGTGGACTCGTCCTGGGCCTTGGGCCGGCGGGCCCGATCCCTGACCTCTCGCGCCTTCCTGACCGCCTCGCGCCGACCTGCGGCGTCCGCCCTGTCCTCGCGCCGGAACGAGCGCCGCACGCGCGCCAGGGCCGCGCGCCGGGCCTTGCGGTTCAACCGGACCGCCACGCCCGGCCCGAGGAGGGTCAGGCATCCGCGGGGGTAGCGGCTCGACGCGTCCGCGATCAGGAAGTCGACGTCCTTCGGGTCCTTGCTCGACACGTGGCCGAGGACCTTGGCGCGGTCTCGTTCGCGGAGGATCTCCACGTACAGCCGGATCGAGTCCTGGATCTGTGAGTCCGCACGACTCGGCCACAGCTTCCGGATCTGCTCGGTCGCGTCGGCCCGCGCCGAGGTCCAGGCGACAACGGTAAACTCCGGCTCTTCGATCGTCGGGGTCTTGAAATCCTCCAGCTCGGGGAGGTTCTCGGTGAACATCGCGCGGAGCGTGGCGTAAATCCGCCAGAGCCACGCGAGGGCGGCGGGCACGTCCTTGGGGGGTCGGCCCTTTCTCAGGGTGTCGTCGAGTTTCATGGTCGGGGTCCTCCTACGCCCTCAAGCCCCGTGCCCTGGCGGGCTACGGGGCGGAAGGGGGAGGCGGGCTCAGATCGCCCACTCGTCGAAACCCTTGACCCGGAGGGCGTCCATGTCCCGGATGAGGGTGTTACGAGGGAGGACAGGCCGGACGCGGTGGCCGGCCGAGATCAGCTCCCCGAGGGCCTGGGGGTCCAGACCGCTACGGTTCACGAGAACCGATCCGGAGTCCCGGATCTCGGAGAGGAGCGCGGATGCGCGGGGGGAGAGGGGGAGGGGGGAGGGGGT